CAGATGAGTTTCCTAATGAAGTTACTGTTTCTGGAATTATCCCCTTCTATCTAATTGCCTCTTCGAGAGGAGCATGGGGAAATAATATCAGAATAGCTTGTGTTGACTATGACACTTATAACGCTATTGCTGCTGGCACATACCGTAGTTGGGATACATATTCAGTTCTTCACAGTATAGACAGTCCATTAACAGATCGTAAAGATTTCTTGATTGTAGTTCAGGCTCTGGATCAGGGTAAAGAGAACGTTGAGGCAAACTGGAAAACGGTTGAAGTTTGGAATGTATCTACCGATGAAAATAGAATAACCGACACCGGCCAGAAGAAGTTTGCTGAGACATTGATAAATGGTTATTCTCAGTATATTAGAATTGCTATGAATCCAGATCTTATTGGACAGGACATCACTATTGCCAATTCAACATGGGAGTATTTTGGTGGTGGTCAGGATGATAATGGTGATTCTGTATCTGATGGTGATATCATGTTAGCTTTAGATCTATACAAAAATCCAGATGAAATTGATGTTAATATATTTATTGATTCAAATAAATCCACAACAGTTAAATCATACATTGCAAGTATAGCGGAAGATCGTAAGGATTGTATTGCTGTTCTCGACTGCCCATCAACGAATGTAATAAATAACAAAGGAAATGAAACAGAGGATTTAAGGGTATATAGAACTCAAACACTAAATCTAAACACCAGCTATGCTGCACTCTATGGTAATTGGCTTGAAGTTTATGACAAATGGAATGGTAGGTATCGTTGGATTCCAGCTTCCGGCCATGTAGCTGGTGTATATGCTAATACTGATGATGTTTCTGATCCTTGGTTTGCTCCAGCTGGCCTTAATAGGGCAATACTTGGTAACGTTCGCAGGTTGGCTTGGAATCCAACTAAGGGTGAACGTGATATTCTATACAAGAATGGTATCAACCCAATCGTCAGTTTCGCTGGGCAAGGGAAATCCATTTGGGGTCAAAAGACATTACTCAATAAAGAGTCAGCTTTCAATAGAGTAAACGTTCGTAGGCTATTCATTGTTCTTGAGAAAGCTATCGCTACAGCTGCAAAATACTTCCTGTTTGAACCAAATGATGATTTAACAAGGCTACTTCTTGTCAATATGATTGATCCATTCTTGAGAGATGTAAGAAGTAGAAGGGGTATTTATGATTACGCTATCGTTTGTGACGAAACAAATAATACACCTGAAAGAATTGATAGAAACGAGCTTTGGTGTGATATTTACATTAAACCCACCAGGGCAGCTGAATTTATCGTACTCAACTTTGTAGCTACTAAGACAGGCGCTTCATTTAGTGAGATCATGGGCGCTGGTGCTTGATAAATAATAACGGGAGGTTTATTATACATGCCAAAATTTGATATTGATTCATATAGGGCTAATTTTCAAGGTGGTGCAAGGGCTTACTTGTTCTACTTTAAGCCTAATTTCCCATCTGCCGTTGGTGGTGATACTGAAAAGGCCACTTATCTTGTAAGGTCAACAAGCTTGCCCGAAACGAGTTCTGATGAAATTGTAACAAACTGGCATGGCTTTGATTTCAAGATGGCTGGTAAATATACATATACTGATTGGACTGTAACATTCAATGTTGACAGGGATGCGGCAATCCAACAAATGTTTCATAATTGGGCAGCTTTAATTCATGATCCAACAACGAATATATATAGTGCTCCAAGCGTATATTTTGCTGACCAGCAACTTGAATTACTTGATTTAGATAGTAAGCCAATTCTAAAGTATAAATTAGTCGGGGCTTGGCCTAAGACAATAGCTACAGCAACATTGGATTACAGCACTAATGATGTTGTGCAATTTGATGTCACGTTTACTTATCTATATCATGTAATTGATAAAACAAAATATGGTGCTAGTGTAAGTTTTGCATGATAAATATATTGTGAACAAATACATAGCCCACTTGAAGTTTTAGACTTCAACGGATCGTAAAGGTCTAAAGGGATGGATCTCCACTCTTTAGACCTTTTTAATTATGGAGAAATAATATGGCAAAAGTTTTATTAGATATTGAGTCATATAGGTCTATATTCAAAGGTGGTGCACGCCAATATCTGTTTTTTGTATTATTTGATATACCGGGTAATAAATCATCATCAGGTATGTTAGAACAAATTGCTTCAAATGTTCTATCTACATTCGGTTTCGGAGCTAATAAAAATTTGTTTCCATATCTTGTTAAGGCAACATCATTACCAGAATCGAGTATTGATGAAAAGACAATACCACTACAGGGCACCAGTTATAAATTGCCTGGAAATAAGACATATGGTAACTGGTCTGTAACATTGAATGTAGATGATGAAGGTCAAATCTTAGATAAATTGTATAATTGGCAAAATCTTATTATAAATTCATTTGATGATCATAATTTTCTTGGGACAAAGATTAGAACACAAAATATATTCTTAGTTGATTATCAAGGAAACACTTTTGGTAAATATACCTTTTATGATTGCTGGCCCAAGAGTATCGGTAATATAAATTTAGATTATTCAACAAATGCTATTCTCACAGTTGATGTTACATTCTCGTTTCACTACTTCACCTATGAGAAAGAAACACCATCTGGATTGACAAAATTAGTAAAGGCCGGTGTAAATGCTTTGGTAGGTAAAATAACATGAAAGTGCAAATGGATATCAATACCTATAAAACATCGTTTACGGGTGCTGCTAAACAATTTAATTTTTACGTCAATATGGTTTTTCCCGGATGGGGAAATGTTGCTAATGCAACATTACAGAAAGCAATGGCTGGTGGATTTGATGATATATTAAGCCTCAATAACATTGCAAATACCGCTTTGACCGCTGGCACTTCAACTCTAAGTATTCTTAATACTCATGGTGGTGTTCCAAGATTAGAGTTTTATGTAAGAGCAAGTAGTTTACCAGAATCAACATTTGAAGAGATATCTACAAGTTGGATGGGTCATGATTATAAATTAGCTGGAAAACAAGGATTTACAGAGTGGACAGTTACGTATAATGTAGATAAAGAGGGTGTTTTATTAAGAAAATTCTATGAATGGCAAAAAATTATCCATGATCCAGAAACTAACTGTTATGGCCAACCGGTTATTTATATGACAAATCCAGAAGTTCATTTATTGGGATATGACAATGGGGAAACGGTTTGTGTTTACAAATTATATGGAGCTTGGCCTAAGACTATAGGTCAGGTTCAGTTGGATTATGCTAATAATGATGTAGCTACAGTAGATATAACGTTTACATATCAATATCATACTGTAACAGAAAGAGAGCCAGGAGCATTAACTTCACTACTTAAACGTGGTGTAAGATCATTTTTCTCGTTATACAAATAAAAACACTATAGGAGGTAAAAATGTCAGATTTCAAGAGGTATTTAAACATGTATGTATTTGAATCGGAATTACCATCAGATGGAAGTATTGTAAAATATAAACCCATAACAACGGGGCAGATAAAGAAATTGTTGTTATATGAAACAGCAGATGACACGGACACTATTGAGGAGGCTCTTGATGATTTAATCAATGAGTGTGTTATTTATCCAGAAAATTTTGATGTTAAATCACTATATTTACAGGATAGATTTTATCTTCTTGTTGAGATTAGAAGGGCTACTAAAGGTAGTCACTATACCTTTCAGACCAAATGTCCAAAGTGTGATTCACAAACAATGCATAGCATAAATCTTGGTGATTTACCACTTAAAAAATTGGATAAAGGAATAGTAAAGAAGAAGACACAACCACCCAATAAAAAAGGTAAAAAACCAGTAATTACATTTGTAGAAGAGGATAGTAACTCTGTTGATGATTGGAATGTTGTTCAGATAAATGATAAATTATCTGTAAGACTTGATCTTCTTACTAGAAATGCACAACTTAAAGCTCTTTATATGTTGAAAGATATGACAAATGAAAGTGAGCTTACAGATATTCAGAAAACGATAATGTTATCAACTATTATGAATGCTGTATGTATCAAATCAGTAATCATTCCAGAAGGTGAACAAGAGATAAGCACTAAAGATGCCATATATCTATTGGATAATCTAACACAAGATGAAATGAGTAAGATTGTTAATTGGTTTGAATCTAAAGACTATGGATTGGACTTTACAATGAAGATTAAATGCGAGCACTGTGATGAAGAATCGGTTAGGGAGATACCACTTGACAATTTTTTTTACTAATATATTTGATAACGGCAGGTAGTAATCTTCAGGTTATCACAGAAGAACAATATTATTTGGCATCTAAGGCTAATATAAGTATAGAGGAAAGTAATTTATTACCAGACTTTGAACGTGAAGCATTGTTGAGTTTGGTAATCAGAGATATGAAGACAAAGACTGAAAATTTGAAACACGCTGCAAAACAGGAAAAACTACTATATGGTAGGTATAGATAATGGCAGGAGCTGTAAACATTGATCCAGCAAGTCTAAGAAACATGACAAAGGCAATGGAAGAGATGACATCCAGCATGACAAAACTTGCTGAGATGTATAAAAAATCCATGCCTTCAGCTAAAAGAAAGACGGAACCATCTGATGTTAAAACAGAAAGAACTGCTGTTAAGAAGAAAGTTAAAGATGAATTAAAATCATTTGAAAAACTCACTAAAGACAAATATAAGATAGATAGAAAATTACTAAACACACAATTCTTCAAGCCTTTTGCTAAGACATGGAATTTATTCCTCAATACCAGATTGTTTGCTACATTCCGTGATGGATGGCAGAGAATAACTGGTATTTTATCGCGTCATATAACAGATGTTCTTGGTGAACTCAATGAAGTTGTTGATTTAGGAAAGGCATTGTTTAGATTTGGTTGGAATTTATTTAAGGATATTTTCAGTATATCTAAGAAAATTTTCATTCCATTAAAGAATTTATTCTTTAATAAATCGCGCATTAAGGAGGAAAAAGAACAAACCAGTATTCTAAGAAGGATTCTCAATGTTCTTTCAAGTAAGAAAAGAGAAGCGATATTCGAAAAGAGTGAAAAGAAGCGAGTTGATATCTTAAAAAAGATTGCAACAGGTAAGAAAAAAGAATTACCAGATGTAAAGAAGACGTTTTTTGAATCAATAAAAAACACTTTCAAGCCATCTGATGATAATAAGAAAAAGTCAATAGTATCCA